TCCACCATATGCTGTTGAAATAGCTGTACCATTCCACAATGCGTTAGTAATTGTAGCATTACCAAATGATGCGGTTGATGTAGTAAAGTCATAAGAAGCTGGAATAAAAGCATATTGACCCCAAGAACCAGCTACAGTACCATTTGCCTCAAGATAAATATAATCTAATCCACCTGGACTAATAGTATCAACTGCTCCACCAGTATTATCTTGAATAGTTAATGTACCTGTAGAGTCATTATCAAATATATAAGTTACACCTGTAGGAAGTGTAGTGGCATCAGGTAACTTAAATGTTTGACCACCCGTTCCAGCAACTAATTTTTGATAGTAAGTAGAAGCTGCGGTCATTGTGATTGTACCGCCAGAAGCTGTAATTGATGTATAACCAGGGAGGAAGTTATTAGCTGTTGCATTAGCATTAGCATCACGCAACATTACAGAGTTAATACCAGATGATGATGTGACCCCAGTACCACCGTAAGCTACGCCTACAGTCGTTCCTTGCCATGTTCCTGAGGCTATTGTGCCTAATGGGGAAACATTGCCTGAAGCGTCAAGATTAACTGATTTTTCTGCTGGATATGTAACGAATACGGAAGAACTATTTCCCACTAATGGGATTGCCGTGGTTGTTCCGTTGGAGTTTGCTAGTACTGTTGTACGAGCTAGTTGATTTGGAGAGCCAGTTGTGACTGTACCAACACCCACTTCCCATGCTTGAGCTATGTTGTCATAGATCGTGTAGAAAGTGGTGTTATTACCAATAGTCGTGAAGGATTGGAAACCAGGTACTGCTCCATTAAGCGTAAGCGTGCCTGTACCACTGGTCGTGGTTAATTCCTGAACCCTATCCTTGACTACAAGAGCCATTTAAGCTCCTTAAGAGGTTGCAGTAGTTGAGTACGTTACCGAAACAGTATCACCAGCAGTTGTAACTTTAGCTACAGAGAAAGCACCAGCTGAATATAATGTACCACCAGTATTGCCTAAAGTACTTGTAGCACCAGAGCCAGTAGTTAAGAAACAACCACCTACTGTACCACCAGAACCTGTGATGGTATATGTGATTGCAGTTGCTGTTGATGTAGTAACGTTAGAAGGTGAAGTACCTGTTGATGTAGCTGTACCAAATACTGCTGTACCACGCACTGCTGAACCAGTTACTGTATAAGCAGTAAATTCTGTCCAACCAGCATGTGATGTCATTGTATCTGATGCTGCAAATGTAGGTGATGCACCTGAAATAAGACCTAAGAATGGACCTACTGTAGTGTATGTACCAGATGTAGTAAGTAAAGTGTTTAGAAGAAGTTGTTTACCAATAGCATTTACTAGGTTAGGAAACTGTTCTTCCCATTTTAAATTACCATTAGCATCACGACATTCAACTACGTAATGTCCTTCAATACCTACTGATTCATTGGAAATAGCATTAGCACCAAGACTAATAACCGCTTGATCTCCAAATCCTTGTGTTTCTTTTAACATAAAAACTCCTTTAAGTTGCAATAGAACTAGATATTCTCAACACGGCATTTGAAGAATTGCTAGTGGGAAAAGTTACTGTAAAACTAGATGTGCAGATTTTATCAGAACCAAAATTAAGTGTAAAAATAGCTGCACCAGTGGTGCTATTATAAACTAAACCACCCCTACAGGTAAAGCTTGCAGGACTCCAAGTTACATTATTAAATGTTAAATAAGATGTATTATTTTGGTTATCATAAGCTATAGTAGGTGTTAAAACTATGCCTCCAGCTGTATAGCCTGTTCCTGTAACTTCGTTTACTGTTGTGTAAGCAGTTGTGGTATTACCTAAATTGGCATTAGCATTATAAAGGGCTAGTTTATACACATATGGACTTGCAGGAGAGAAGTTTTCTGCTCCTTTAAGCATATTGTATTCAAATACAGTACATGCGGTTTGAACGATCATGGATTAACCTTCATACGAGCCTGACCATTACGGTATGCATCACCTCTTTCAAGACCTGTACCAAGACGATTAAGTTGTTGGATAGCTTCTTGATATTTTTCTTCGTAGTTCTTAATAACATCAGGTTCTTGACGTTGGAATAACATAGCTTCACGCATAGATCCATATAAAAGTACTGGATCATAGTTATCACCTAACCATGATGTACCATTGACGTTAGAGATTGTATTTACTGGGATAAGTAATCCAGAACCAGAACCACCTAAGCTTGAATTAGATGCACTTAATACATCTGTTAATGTATAAAATTGACCACCATTCGTAAGCGTTACTGAAGCAACTGCACCTGAAGAATTCACTACAATATTAGCTGTAGCACCAGATCCTGAACCGCCTGTTAAAGCTACTTCGGTATATGTTCCAGGAGTATACAAAGAACCACCTGAAATAGCATTAAAGCCAGTAATTTGACCTTGAACAATGGTTGGTGGATAGTAATAGTAGTGAAGTTCTACTTGATAATTATTATCTGGTGTTGGTCCTAAAATCAATGATAAAGCATCTAAATTGCCATATTGATTACCAAATAACGCATAATGTTGTGGTAAACCTGTAGACGTAGAGGCATTAGGATAAGCTTGACGGATGTAGTTTACATCTTTGTTTAAAAGGTAATTATAGTTACCAGATGAATCTATAACGGCCAATGAGAATGCAGACAACCAATCATTTGGTAAAGATACGTATTGATTACCTAAAGTCAGTGTACCCGTTACGTTTTTACGTAATGATGGCAATTGAACAGAATTATAAATCCTGTCTTCAGCTTCTTGGACAAAACGAGGTATGTTAGAAACGAACAGTGGTTCTGTTGTTTCTGCATAGTCTTGAATTGCCTGATATAACTGAACGTAATTGATGATCTATTCCTTATGCCATAGGCCCACGTGCTTTTCTACCTTTAGTAGCAGCACCATTACCACGTGTTTCAACGCCATCAGTTTTTTCTTCACTGATACCATAACTCATACCGCTTTTAATTGGATCAGTAATACGTGCATCTTTAGCTGATTTTTCACGGCTATACACGCCATCTTTCATTGGAGCTTCACCAGCTGCAACAGATGTACCATTCTTTTCATAAGCTTCTGCAGGTTTGTTATTTCTAGCATGACCTGTTTTTACAGATGGGCTATTCTTTTTTGTTGGTTTAACTTGAGTGACCATATTATTTGCTTCCTGGTTTTTGGTTGTGAGCACGTGCTAAGTTACGGCCTACAGCTTTCATTGCTTTGCCTGTAACGCCACCTTTAGCAAGTTTAGTTTCTTTCTTGCCTTTGTGCATATGTTTTTCATGCTTGTGTATTTCTACATCAGCAATCTTTTTAACAGTTTTCTTTTCCATGTTTACTCCTTAAGTAGTTGTTATTGTAACGCTATTAATTTTTATTAATGGTAACAAGTCATTTGGTGTTAATAATGTATCAAAGTTTCTTGCACCGCCCACAGGGTTCCAACCCCACTGTGTTTGACGAGAACCATCTGAAGGATAGCCTGCGTCATCTAAGTTTGTTACAGTTGGATCGTATGGGTTAGTCATTAATCCATATGTACCACCGACATTATAACTCACATCTGGTCTTGGTTCACGTACTGCTTGAGGATCATTTACAGGGTAAAGACCTAGACTTAATTGTGGGTGATCTGGATCCCAACATTCAGGACAAACTTTAATGTTAAAAAGCTTTGTCTTAATGACTTCTTTTTTAAGTTCTTTTAACTTATAACGTTGACCACAGCGGTCACATTCGGCAATTGCATACTTACCTGAGGCAAATTTATTAGGCATGAATTACCTTGAATAAAATAAATTTCTAGGCACAAATCTAATAGCTGCCTTTTCACGATCCTCTTGTGAAGCTAAATCCCATTGTTGATCGTAATCAGCTTTTAACGCTAACACACGGTTAGGATCAACGCCAGCAAGCTTCATTGATAAGTAATAAGCTAAACCCGCTACCATAGGTGGAATAAATCTGTATGGAATGTCATTAATCACCACACCAGATCCTGCGTCTTGAATACGTCTTAATCTCCAATATACAAATGTATAATTGCCACCAGAATTAGGTGTAGGCCATACATTAATGTTTGGTAACTGAGGAACTAATGCAGTTGCACTATATGCATGAGATGTTGCTGTTGTTCCATTTTGTCCACGAATACAATTAAGCAAATAGTTATTAGTTGTATCAACATTAGGATAATAAATGATTTCATTGTCAAATTGTATAAAACCTGTGGCTGCTAAGTCTGAAATGTTAGGACCAATTTGAATATTCGTATCTGTTGCACTAATGCCTCCATTGCCGTTAGATCCATTACCTACAAGGTAATCTTTATTTGCAGATGGACTAGTATTTCCAGACTGTCTGTTGATCCAAACTTGAATTGGACGACCTACAGCTAGTTTATTTGGTATTGTTGAGTATGTATCTTCAGAAATACGAGAAATATTGATGTCAATTTGGTTTTGTAACGTACCTTGACGGATAACTTGGCTTAAAAGGTCAATTGTATCCACAGGCAATGGGTATGAGATTTGTCCTGTAACCAAAGGAATCTGTCCTTCTTCTACAGTCCATAAATTGATGCCTCGATTAGCCCATTCAATCGTTAAAATGTTAAGACTGCGTTGAGCAGTCCTAAAATCGTAACCAGTTCTTAGTTCTAACCCACAACGCTCAAAGGCTTCTTCCACTAAATCATTCATGTTTAAATTAAAAGCGGTACTGCCAGTGGTATATGCCATTATTTCTTCTTCATTTTACTTAATGTAATAGCCAATCTAGATTTTTGACCAATTTTTCCTGATTTTTTTGCGGCAGACGCTAATTTTGATGCTGGAATCTTCTCTCCAGCCTTAACTTTTAGCGATTTACGCAAACTACCTGGGTGTTTTATTGCTCCAGCGATCCAATTTTGAGTGTCTCCACCCTTTTTGTACTCGTAAACCTTGTTAGGATCATCTTTTCTGATGATTGTTTTAGGTCGAGTTGGCATTTTGGAGGGCTTTATATCACCCATACCACGAGAAGCTCTCATTTATTACTTACTGTAACCGCCACCACACATTTTTTCAACGATTTCATGGTGATGTTTGTGACCATGCATACCGCCATCGTGGTGTTTTAAGTGTTTTTCAACGTGTTCATGGTGATGAATATGACCGCCATGTGCATGATGACCATCGTGATGTTTCATATGATCTGCTACGTGTTCGTGATGATGTTTATGACCGTGTTTCATATATTGCTCCTTAAATAAATTTACCTTTTGTTATACCACGTTTTTCAATACCATGACCTCTAACCTTACCACCTTTAGCTTTTTTAACTACAGGCCCCATATCAACTTCACCAACACCTTTTGGTACTGGATGAGTTTGAGTAGGCAATGCTTTAGTTTCTGGTGACATATCACTAGCTTTAACTATTGGAGCAGGTTTAATATCTGATGCCATGATTAACAGTATTTACCTTTTGTGTGACCACGTTTAGCAATACCGTCAGCAACTTTAGCATAGCCACCTTTACGCATAGGTTTTACATCTTTAGGAGCAACTGTTTTACCAGAATCACCCAAGTTGTGACCTTTTGTATGACCACGTTTTTGAACTGCTGATTCACCGTGTTTTGTTAATTTGTTAGAACCTTTTTCAACATCTTCTGACATTGATTTAGGACCCATTGTTTCTTTTTCTTTAAACATTTTAGTTTTACCACCTTCTGCGTGTTTATGAACTTTACCACCGTGTTTAAGATTTAATCCACGTGTGTGACCAGATTTTTGAACAGCGTGTTCACCATGTTTTAATGGTCTTTCACCTGCTTCAATTGCTGGATCTTCTGTTGGGCCACCTTTAGCCATTTTCTTCATGTGTGATTTACCACCATGCTTCATACCAACGCCACCTGGACCACCCATACCAACTGGTGGAACACCTGGAACTGGAGATGCTTGTGGAGGAACCATAGGTGTACGAGCCATTGGAGCACGCATTGGAGCTCTTACTGGAACTGGTACTGGTACTATTTTTGTTCTTGTTTTTGCCATGTTATTTACCTTTTAAATGTTAGTTACAATTCCATCTTTTTAGAGATGCTGCTTTACGAGTAGGTCTGCCTTTTTCATCTTTCATAGGACCTGGCATTCCACTCATTCTAGCACAAAATGACTTTTTACGTGAGCCGCCTTGTGGTTGAGGAGCTTTTAAATGACTACCAGTTTCCCTATTGTATTTAGCACGACCTTTAGCTGTAAGTCCAGCACCTTTGGACACTGGTAATTTCTCACCACGTCCTACGGATAATGAAACTCCACCTTTTTTCATCTTAGCTGTCTTGGCAGATTGTTTAAATGCTGCTGCAGTTGGAGCACCTTTAGCTCCTGGTTTACGCATATGTTCACCACTACCACGAGCTATACGCTCTTGTTTAGCGTGAATGTTTGCATAAAGACCGCCAGATTTAAACTTCTTGCCTTTGTCAGCTTCAGCGAAGTCTTTACCTACAGATTGGGGAATACCTACTTTTTTAGCAAAAGCTTTTGAATGAGCCACTGCTTCCATGAGTCTATGTTGTTTTGCTGATTTACTGGGCATGATGTTGTCTGATTAGTTCGTCAATCTTACTTTCTAATTTAGAGAATCTTGAGTCTAAGTGAGCCACCATTCTATCTAATTCAGCTTGAGTTACATTGTCTCGTGCAATTTCTTCACGAGTACGATTAAGTAAAATGCTTATTCTTTGTAACTCATCAAATTTATCTTTTACAATAAAACCAACAATACCAACAATGACAGACAGGATAAAGTTCCATGCCAACATAATATCGTTAGCTGACATGATTAAAAGTATCCTGGGAATGTATTGCCAGCATCAGCATTGTTTTTAATTAAAATGCCAGTAACATTTGCAGAACAAATTAATGGACCACTTGTGCTTGCTTTAAACAAATATTGAATATCTGTTTTTTCAGTCACTTTACGTGGAAGTGTTTCATAGTTAACTTCAATTTGCTGAACAAATGTTTGCTCATTAACGATTAATACTTGACCAGTTACATTGTTGTTAAATTGAACTTGGAAATTAATCCATGCACTGCTTGTAAAGCCAATGTTAGCTGTTTTATATGATCTTAGAATATACAATGTATATCCTGCAGGTACGGTATAAATAGAAGCTTGTGTTTGACCTAGACCAGCGTTTATTTGTGCATATGTAGTTCCACCATTAGAAACAACAATATTACCTGTGTTAGTGCTATTTGCCATTGTTACATTGTTAATTCTTAAATAAGAATTTACAGTTGTAACAGGCGTAGTTCCGTTTAATGGTAATGTTTCTGAAATTGGAATATAGTTAGCATCTAAACCCATAATTACAACAGCACGAGGAGCAGTATCTGTTACAGATGTACTTGATACTGTCATTTGAACTGCTGTAGATGGGAATGTATACAAACCACCACTTTGAGTTAAACCTTCCCAAATAGGACCAAATGCTGTGTTACTTACGTTTGATGAGTATCCATATAACAAGAAAGGTGTATGGCCGTAAATTTGACCACGAGACACTTGCAGGTTAAATGGTTCTGTTAGTCTTAAACGACCAACTGAATCAAGCGTGTTATTTGTTTTTGGTACTGGATATACCATGATTAATCTCCTAAAGTTAAAGAATGGGGGACGAATCCCCCACCAAGATTAATTAATCAAAGTTACCGTATGGGTATGTTGTAGAATTACCAATGTTCATGTCAAGTTGGTTATAACGAAGTGTTACTTCAATTTGACCTGTTGTTGGTGTTGCTAAACTAGAACCAGTAATTGCTAATGTAACAACAACTTGGCTAAACCATGAAGGTTGTTGACCAGGTTGAATGTTTTGTACATCTTGTAATGTTGCACTAGCGTATGGTAATTGTGTGCCAACAAATGTTGCAGTACCACGAGTTGCTGAAGTTACAGCAGCCATAGTAGCGTAAACGCCAGTTGATGTAGCAAAGTTATTTGAAACATATGGTTGAATAGATGTAGCTGTGTGTGTACCATCTGAAGGTAATGTACCAACATCAACAATGATGTCAGTAATATTTGATGAGTATGGTAATAAGAATACAACACCACGATAAGCAGTACCAGTAGCATCAGCTGTAGGAGCAGAAGCTTTAGTTGGACCATTGGTGCTATAAACACCAGATTGTGGAGTCCAGATTGTAGCTGTGTTATTTGGAATGTTGCTTGATGTAACAAATGCACCAGAACCACCACCGTAATTAGCTGTGTTTGGAGTTGTTACTGAGAAATCTAAAAGTGCAGACTGAACTAAGTCAGTGTAGCCCACATCACGTTGTGGACCAAAACGGTTATCACCCGATAGAATCGGGCCGTCAAAGGTAGAACGAGCCATAATATATCCTTATGCAAAAGTCCTCTTATCAATCATTGCATTGTCTGCTGGGGCAGTCCGATAAGAGTAATCACCCAGATACAATATTCTTGCATAAAATGCTTGAAATTGCAACAAATATCTATTAATATTGCAAACTATGAGAGCATATCCAGAGCAGGTTTTACACCAATATAATCAAGCATTTTCCTTGAAATTACAAGGTAAAGTCCAAGAAGCATTAACTCAATGTGAGTCTATTTTAAAGATTCATCCAACTTATTCTTTAGCCCTTCAGCTCATAGGCATAATATTTGCAGAAGTCAAGAACTATCCCATGTCTTTAGAATACTTTACAAGAGCCATGAAGCATGATAGGAAGAATGCGGCTATTTATAGTAATCGTGGCAATGTTTACCAAGATACCAAACAATATGACTTGGCTTTAGCTGATTTTGATCGTGCCATAAGTATCAAAAGAGACTTTGTTGAGGCTCATTATAATAAAGGCAATTGTTATAAAGAGATGAATCAATATGAAAAAGCTATAGAATGCTACAAAAGAACACTAGTCTTTAATCCAAAATACAAGGATGCCTATACAAATATGGGTACTTGTTATCAAAATTTACAACAGTTTGATAAGTCAGTTGAATGTTACGATAAGACGATTGAGATCAATCCACAAGACTGGATGGCTTATAACAATAAAGGTTATGCATTACATGTATTAATGAACCTAGACGAGTCTATTAAAACATATGATCAAGCTATATCATCTAATCCAGATAACCCAGATCCTAAGTTTAATAGAGGTTTAGTTGAACTTTTAAAAGGTAATTGGGAAAAAGGTTGGGAAGGCCATGAAGTTAGATGGACTAATCGTTTTTCTCCAGTTAAATTTCCTAAACTTTGGAAGGGTGAAGATTTAACAGATAAAACAATCTTTATTCATCACGAACAAGGTATTGGTGATACGATCCAATTCTGTCGTTATATTAAACTTTTAAAAGCAAAAAAGATTATTGTAGCTGTTAAGCCAGAAGCTTTTGCCTTATTAAAATCCATGCCTGAAATAGATGAGATCTATGATGACTTATCTAAAGTAAATGAGAATGATTATCATTATCAATCACCATTTATGTCATTGCCTTATATATTTAAAACAAGACCTAACAACATTCCGCATGATGTTCCTTATCTATTTGCACCAGAAGATCGTGTAGCTTATTGGAAAGATAAGTTAAAGGATGATAAGAAGTTTAAAGTAGGACTTGTATGGTCTGGTGGATTTAGAGCAGATCAGCCAGAATTATGGGCTGTTAATAATAGACGTAATGTTCCATTAGATAAGTTAGCTTCATTCCAAAATGAAAACATATCATTTTACAGTTTACAAAAAGGTGAGTTTGCTGAAGCTGAATTAAAGAACTCTAAAGTATGGAATATGATTGATTATACTTCTGAGTTACAAGACTTCTCAGATACTGCTGCATTGATTGAAAATCTTGATCTTATAATCTCTGTAGATACATCGACTGCACACGTAGCTGGTGCTCTAAACAAACCTGTATGGATGATGAATCGATTTGACACATGCTGGAGATGGTTAACAGAAGGCAACAAAACAGATTGGTATCCAAGTATGACTATCTATAGACAGAATAGTTTCAACAATTGGTATAACGTGATTAACAATATTGCAATAGACCTACATGCACTTTCCAGAAGATAATCTTTACCTTGTAGATGGAGGTATTGGAGACTTCCTCCAATTTGTGCCATTTATGCTTCAATATAAGCGTAGATACTTTGTTTTAACGCATTTTAAAGGTGCTAAAGAGCTTATGTTAGCTTTAAATGTCATGCCTGATACGTTAATGTATTACTCTACAGAACCTGAAAAAGTAGAGAAAATTAAACAAATTGCACTCCATAATACCATCAATCAATGTCCAAGACATTTTTACTTCTACGGTAATCCATTCCCAAAACAAAAGCCATTATTTGATAATGATAAAAAGACTATTGGTGTTCATCTAAATGGAAGTAAGTTCTCTTTAGAATGGCAAATAGCCCATAATATGATTACTAAATCTATTCCTTCAAAGATTATAGAGTCTTTTAAAGATTACAATGTGATTGTATTTGGATTGCCTGAGGATTTAGGAGGGCTAGAAGAATCTGATCATGTGAAGTTTGTTTGTTATAAAGATATAGCCAAAAGCTTTGCTTATGTTGAACAGTGTGATTATGTGGTGGCTGCAGATAGTTCTGTTAAAACCATGAGCTCTATGTTACGCATTCCTACATTCGTATGGATGGCAGATAACGAAGATCCATTTAGAGATAAGATCTTTATTGATCAATATGTCAAAGATGGCATTATGAAAACATTCAAATATAAAAATGCTTTTGATGATATGGATGAAGGCATCAAGCAAACCATGGAGTTTTTAAATGAATCCAAATAAAGTAGTTAATTCACAATATGGTCAAATCATCATAAATACAAACGATAAGGGAGTTGGAGCTTCTATATCTGAAGGATCATATTTTGAGCCTGAAAATATAAACATTATGATTGGAGTGATCAACACACTTCTACAAAGAAAAGACAAAATTACATTCTATGATGTAGGTGCTAACATTGGAACACATACGTTAGCCATAGCTAGTACATTCAAAAATAAAGTATTTATAAGATCATTTGAAGCTCAAAGACAAGTTTATTATATGTTATGCGGAACTATTGCTTTAAATGGATTACGCAATGTATATGCTCACCATTGTGCCGTTGGTGGCTATTATGGTTTGATTGATATTGATTTACCAGATTACAATGTAAGACAAAACTTTGGTGGTCTTGAGATTAAAGAGATAGATAAATCAGATAATCAAGATATGATTTTTAATAGTTCAGAAAACATTGAAATGATGAGATTAGATCAGTTTCATGAACCTATTGATTTCATCAAAATGGATATTGAGGGAATGGAGGAAGAGGCTTTATTTAGATCCTCGCTTATGCTTGAGGAGTATATGCCTGTTTGCTACGTGGAAATATTTAAATCTAATCAAGATCGCATTTTTAGCTTCTTTAAAAGCCTTGGCTATAAATGCTATTCAAATGGTCAAGATATGCTTGCTATGCCGACTGGCATGGATGTAACTATTCTAAATTTTAATCCTGTATAAAAAGCCCCTAGATGGGGCTTCCTATTATTGTGCTGGAGTAACTCCTTGTGGAGTTACAGGAGCTTCTGGAGCAACTTCAGGAGTTGATCCTTCTACTGGTGTAATGGTAGCAACTTCAGCTGGACTTACAAACAAATGTTTAAAATGAGAGATTTCAACATTCATTGCAACTTCAATTGCACTTTCAATAGCACCAAAAAAGCTTTTTACATAACCAAAAATAGTCTTAAGGATTTGTAAATGAGCCTTTACTAAGTTCCATATATCTTTTAATAATTGCATACTATCTCCTTTGTTAGATAAAAAACCCCACTTTTTTAAGGTGGGGCTTTCTATTTATCAACTAACTAGTTTCCTAATTAGTATGAACCGTAAACACCTAGTGGATCAGAAACACCGAATGAATAACGTTCACGAGATTTATATCTCACGTTACCAGTGTCAAAGTCACCGTCCATAGAGTTTTGTAGAGGTGTTCTAACGAACATTTTAAGACCGTTAGGCACATCTGTTGTTAAGAACCAAGCATTAGTTGCTGTTAAGAAGTGGTTAATTGTATAACCTTCTGGAACAGAACCGTTGTTCTTAATAGCATTGATGTCGTTGTTGTTTGTACCAACACGGAGTTCTGTGTCAAGTAAACGTGTAGCAACGAATTGTAATGCTGGTGGAACAACTAATTTGCGTGGTTTAGCAGCGATCAAGAGACCACGTTCATCAGTCCATGCAGCGATTTGAATAACAGCATTTTCCAATGATGTTTCATTCAAGTCAGCAGGAGTTGATGGTGTGTTAGCATTAACGCCACCAGACACCAATGGGTGTGCAGTAGAGAATAATGATTGACCGTCACCGTATGTGAAGTTAGCATTGAAGCCGTTATTTAAAACAGCAGCACCTTTAACTTGTTTTGTGTACGCCATAGCACGAGCTAATGCTTTAGTATAACGAGCTGATAATGAATCATACAAGTTATCTTCAATAGCTTCTTCAGTTAAGCTGAAGCCAAGAGCAATAGTTTCGTGGTTGTAGCGAGCAGTCCAAGCTTCTTGTGCATTGTCATATGCAATTGCTTGACCTTCGTTTTTAACTGGTGCAGCAGAGAAACCAGAAAGTTTTGTTTCTTCTTCGAATGAACGTTCAGAAGTTTCGATTTCATAGATTTCTTTGTGTTCTTCACCATAACGAGCATATTCAAGACCGAACAAAGCGTTAAGTCCAGGTAATAGCTCTTTGAGTAGCTGGGCACGAGATATAGCCATTTAAATTTCTCCTTAAACGCCAGTGGCTTGTAAATATTGATGAGTTCCAAAATTCCACTTCACTAAGAGTTCTGAGAACCCTGCGAAAGTTAAAGTTTGGGTCGTAGATGTAGTAGCCGCTGCAGATAAGTTTACTGTTGTACCAGATACTGATGCAACATAAGTACCAGCAGGGATGCCAGTACCATAAACTTGCATACCAACATAAATGTTAGCATTAGCTGCAGATAATGTTACTACTGTTGTGCTATTTGTAGTAGCTGTTTGTGATGCTGATAACGCTGTATCAGATACACCTTGGATAATACGAACAGGCAATGAAAGTGTTGTAGTAACACCGTTAATTGCAACTGCTGAATCACCAGTGACTGTTGAACCAGTATTTTGTACTAAAGCAGCATTTTGACCAATTGCGTATTGACCGATAGCAGTCATTGTTGTGCCAGATGTTACAGCAGCAACTTTGAATACTGTGTCAGGATCTTCTACAACAATAGCTGTAATGTCACCAGCTGGAAGCACAGGAGATGTTACACCACCTGGGTAGTATTGTTGCCAAATACGTTGATTTGTACTTGGGTTAGTATAGTAACAACCAACGAAAATACCAACTGGGGATGCAGTAGCTGTACCAGTGTCTTTAGTAACTGTACCGTCTGATTGGATCTTAACTGCG